AAGTTAACAATGCCGGTTTATTACCTTCTATAGCATGACCTAGAAATTGCATTGTCCAAGCAGAAACAAACATTATGATACTATGTTTTAACCATTTTTTATCTGTTTCTCTCCAAGCAATAGCTATGAAACGCAAAAAAGATATATAAAACTGCATGATTAATCCAATTTTCCAATTATAGGCAAAATAATAATATAAATTATAAATACTGATAAATGTGTTTTCATTTATAGTAAGGGTTGGTTTATGTATTATCTTTGAACCTAGATAATTTTTGCTTATTGGAAGTATGATCTGGAGAGAAAGCTTACTTAAAAAATTCAATGTTGAAAGCACGATTAACGGAATGAAAATAAAATGAATTAATTTATTTGCAGGGTGCGTATGAAAACTTCTATAAAAATCTACGGAATCCATTTATTAATTTAAACATCATTGGTTTAAATTAATTTCAAATACCTTTTGGTCATCTGGTTTTTGTATTATTTCCCAATAAAAATATTTAGTTATATTAAATGAGTGTTACTATTCCTAAGAACATTGCACAACATATGCTTATTAAAAAACATCTACCTATAAATTATGACATAAAACATATAACAGATAGTACTGGTCCACATGCAGGGCAAAGTCAGACAGAAAAATTAAGAAAACTTAAAGCATATATTAATAGAGATACCTCCCATCTCCTACCTAAGCTTAAACCCATGGCTGAATTCAAGAAACACCAAGCACGCCAAAGTCTAGGAAAAATTTTGGCAGGACAAGGTAAACGCAGAAGAAAAACTAAACGCAGAAAAACTAAACGCAGAAGAAAAACTAAACGCAGAAGAAAACGAAGAAAAAAGACAAGAAAAAGAAATATAAAGGCAACTGCATCAGGTGTAGCAATGTACGATTCGAAAAAAACGAGCAGTAATTCTAATATTAAAAAGGGTTTAGAATATGCCGAAAAACTCGTAGGAATTAAATACCAAGCAACCAATAAAGCTCCAACCGAAGATTCATGTCCATTTTGGAATAGAGATGGTCCTCCCCCCTCAATAGAAGACATTAAAAAAGGTGGTCTTGCTTGCGTTGGTATTACTAATTTAATTAGACGCCATTTGGGTTTAAAAATTCCAACTGAGAGCGGTAAATGGAAAGATGTATTTCCAGGTGGTAGTGGTGCATGGTTTTACTATTTAAAAGAAAAAAAAAGGCTTCACAAAATTAATTACAGTAAAACATATCCAAAGGGAACATTGCTACTACAGGATTACAATCCTAAAGATATGGGTCATGTAGCGATTGTATGGACTGAAAATAAAAAGGGTCTTTCACACAGTAAGATACTACATGGTAGACACGATGGGCCAAAATCAGTAGTTATTGAGCCATTGGATGATTATACAATGAAAAGACGTTTTACTCATGTATGCTTACCTGAAGACTGGTTAGTTAAAAATTAATTTGTCATCTCAGATTAATACTCGTGCTAATATTGCAAATTCATATTATAAAATGTATAAAAAATTTTATGATATGCTGGTTCCTGTTTTCTTTTTGAGATTAGATTGTAGTTGCTGTCGTGAACCATTTTCTGTATATTATTACATTTAAGCATCAGTTTTCTTGACTACCTTTCGGCGACGCACTACCTTTTTCTTTTTCTTTGGACTAGGCGGCTTCTCTTCTTCCTCTGCTTCCTCTTCCTCTTCCTCTACCTCTTCGTCGGAATCATCAAATGTTGGCCCAGTAACCTCCTCTGCTTGGTATGGCTCAACACTATCATCTGTTTTAGCATCATACTTTTTAAGATTTGTGTCCATCTCCTCATCATCTGAATCATCTGCAATATGACACAAACCACTACCTACAAGACGAACTGGTGGACGGACACAAGCTTGAACAAGCTTCCAGGTGACTCCAAAGCGACCACCTGCCATCCATACACCGGTACAAGCCAAAAGTCCCTTCACATGAGAAGCCTTTGGAACAAGATCAGCTGGACTACGAGAACCTTGTGGAGCTTCAATTCCCATTCTTTTTGCGGTATCCTCCGGCAAATAAGCACCTTTGCCGTCCATATCGTAAAGCTCAATATTATACTTTCCATCCCAAAAAGGCACCTTCAACTTGAGTGTCGGACTTCGCTCATAATCTGACTCACCAGAACCATCCTTTTTCTTTGGATGCTTGAGGATTGGATACATCATAGCTTCGGCCACCTCGCGGCTGAGTTTGCTCTTGCCAAACCACTCCTTCGATTTTGAAACTGCGTCATCAAGAACCTTATCTTGAAACTTTTTAAGAGCTGCTTCGAACTTTTCAATAGATGAACTCTTGCCTGCTTCAAACTGCAAGGCCATATCATAAGATACACGACCTGACTGCTCATCGACACGCTCATCAATACCCCAAGTAAGCATTAGGGGAAACTGTAAAACAATAGGTGATCCGTTCAATTGACATTGAACAGATTTACCACCGCGTTTATTAACGAGTGGTGCTTTGTATGTGACATTAGACGGATTAAACTGTTTAGCTTTCGTGATAGAATCGGATGCTGACATGATATGTATTATGATAACAATTATACAACTCAGCTTTAAATCAATTTTTTTAATAACTCATATAAGTATTTTAATTAGACGATGTAGTGTAAAATTTGCGCAAAACGGTTGTTTGTGTAGACCTACATAATCATAAATTTCTTTCCTTTTTGTAAGACCAGATTTATATCCATTAACTTAGCCCAGTCCAATATTCATTAATTGAATATGGACTTTTTTCCCACTCAGTACTCGCCTTGTTTGTTGCATCTACGAATTCTTGAATGCGTTCATCTTGTTTTCTGAATTCTTCATCTAATTTTGAAGGACATGCGCGTCGAACAAGATCTTTATGATTAATTATTTGGTGTCCTAGACGACATATATGCTCATAATTCTTAACGATTTTTATGAAATTGCTCATTTATAAATTTTACTAGCTATTATTTAAATTAGTTTAATATTAAATATAGTTCAATGATGAATAATATATATGAATCTAATTTATTCATGTGTTTTTGTTCAAGAATCATTTATAAATTTAATATATTTATTATTACTAAGCTATAAATTATATGGTGAGATTGATTATGATTATTTAATTATTACTCATCCAGTTTTTGAAAAAAAAATTATGAAAATATTCTCAATGTTTAAAGTTAATGGTAAAATTTGGCGTTTAAATATAAATGAAACGGTTGCATCTGCATTCAGTCGATTGCATATTTTTAAATATCCAGAAATTCATAATTATAAAAAAATATTATATTTAGATTGTGATGTATTAATAATAGATTCGCTGAAAAAATTATTTGATGTAAAATTAGAAAATAAATTGTATGCAATAAAAGAAGGAAATACAACAACAGAACATCACGGGAAGACTGTTTGGGAATTTAAAAAGGAAATCAATCCCAAAAAAACAGCATTTTCATCAGGAGTATTATTATTTAATAATTGTAAAGAAATAGAGAAATTATTCAATGATTCATTAATCCATGGTGCAAATTATTCCAACACATTGCATCAGGTCCCTAGTTGTCTTGATCAACCATTTATAATTTATGAAGCAATTACACAAAATCTTCATAACAATGAATTATTAATTGCGTATGCTGCTAATAATCCTAAGCCTAACCTTTCGCACAATATATGCATCGCGCATTTTCCAGGTGGGGTAGGATGGGTAGAGGGTAAAATAGCCAAAATGTGGAGTTTTTTAATACCTCTAGTTAAAAATGATTCTGACAAAAATGAACAATTTCAATTATTGATGAATTCATATTTTTTGCTTCATTTTTATTAAATATACCACTACACAGATGGAGTATCAAAAAATTTAGACGCCATAATGTTAATTACTGTAATTTTAGAATTTACGATATATTTTATAAAACAACACCGTGAACATAAAAAGTTTGGTTATCTAAAATTTATACTGGGTAAGGTCAACTGTGATTATAATAAATAACTTATTTGTTAAATTTAATTATATATAAAAGATTTAAACTAATTTTCGTTTGTTATATAAATGATGAAGAATGAAAGATTCTCTCCGAAAACTTATATTCAAACAGTTCTATATGACAAAGTTGAAATAAAACATGCAAGAAATCGTAAAACTGTCTCACAAGAAAAATTTACAATACCGGAATTCGTAGATTTCGAAAAAATATTAGAACTGAACTATAATGTTGCACAACTCAAGAAAATGTGCAGACATTATAAACAAAAAGTATCAGGTAATAAACCCCAATTAATTAATAGAATGTATAATTTTTTAAAATATTCACATTATGTCTCTATTATTCAAAAACATATAAGAGGGTGTTTGCGTAGAAAATATTTCCAATTAAATGGTATGAAATATAGAAAGGATTGTGTTAATGAAACAGATTTTCTTACTTTGAAAAAGATAAATAAAATTCCATATTATCAATTATATTGTTACAAAGATGGAGAAGGCTTTGTATATGGTTTTAATATTAAATCTATTTATAATTTAATGATAAAAAGTGATGGAAATCTTAAAAATCCATATACACGCTTAGAACTTCCCAAAAATATAATCAAAAAAATAAGACATTTTATACAATTATCGCATACTTTGAAAGAACCCATTATAATTACATTAAAGGATAACGATGAAAATATGTCACATAAAAAAAGGATAGCGCTAAAAACACTGTCTATATTTCATCGCATCGATACATTTGGTCATATAACAGATACTTCATGGTTTTTAACTTTAGAAAGACCTCATTTGATAAGATTTATCAGAGAATTACAAGATATTTGGGAGTATAGAGCAAATTTATTAGATCATATAAAACGGCAAATATGTCCCCCAAATGGACATCCATTCCATGGTATTAATATTGCTTCATTGATACAAAAGAATAAAGAAACATTACAGAGAAATATTTTATATATAATGGAAAATTTGATATCTAAAGGAATTAATACTGACTCAAGATCTTTAGGCGCATTTTACATCTTATCCGCACTTACATTAGTAAGTCACAGCGCAGCAGTTGCCTTACCTTGGCTATATGAATCTGTAGTACAAAATTAGGATTTTTCACGCGGTCATTTTTAAGATATTTGTTAGCTTAATGCTCACAAATATATATATAAATTTGAAAGAACTTAAACAAATATGACTAATGTAGATTATAAAATGCCAAAGATTAAGAAATCCAAGAAGACTGCTTCTAAGAAATCTACTAAAGTTGCTGCCCCTGCAGCACCTGCCGTTGTCGCTGCACCAGTTGCAGCGCCTGTTGTTGATAAAAAAGTAGAGGTTCCTGCTGTTGAGCAAGTTCCTTCTCTATCTGATTCATTCCAAGAACTCCTTGGGCAACTTGCTGTTCTCCGTTCACAGCTTACTAGTGTGACAGGACAAGTTAGAGCTCTTCAGAAACGATCTGAGCGCGAACTTAAAAATGCACAAAAAGCTGGTCGCAAGCGCGCCCGCAAAACTGGAAATCGTGCACCAAGTGGTTTTGTAAAGCCAACTAAAATTAGTAAAGAGCTTGCTAAATTCCTTGGAAAACCTCATGGTACTGAGATGGCCCGCACGGAGGTAACCCGTGAAATTAATACCTATATTAGAGCACACAAACTTCAAGATCCTAAAAATGGCCGTCGCATTCTTGCCGATAGCAAACTCCGCAGTTTGCTCAAACTTAAAAAGGATGATGAGCTCACCTACTTCAACCTTCAGCGCTATATGAGCCCTCACTTTGCTAAGAGTGTCAAAGCAAAGAAAGCCGAAGCTGAAGCTGCCGCGTCTAACTAATTATATGGATTACCACCATAATTAATTTATAAGAATTTTATAAAATTTTTATGAATTGCATAATTTAAATACTAATTTAGAAATGTTGAATTACTTTTTATGATATATATATATATATATATATGTCAGATCAAAAAGAAGAAGATGAGCAAAAAATAGAAACTAAAGGTGACGATAGTATAGTTATGCCATCCCAACCAGAACACAGTGCATATGATGATGATAGACGCGGTTCTCACGCCCATTTAAGACAACCAGCATATCAGGGAGACGAGGAGCAAGAAGAGAGTGTAGCACCGACACTCGTCCGTCAAACAAATCAACTACCTCTCACCGACAGTGAGGATGATGATTTTTACGACAACAATCTGGCACAGCCATCAATGTTTGCCGTGCACGAAGGGGCCGCCGCCCAGCAACGTCGCCTCGAGATGATGAGAAGAGTCGAGCGTCAAACCTCCCAGCACCGCCATGATAGTGACGATTATTCAGACAGTGGTGATGATGAAATACAGACCCAACCCGATGACAATGATGAGGAACTCGAGCGTACGCACAATGAGTTCGTCTCCCAGCAACATCATCGCCGTCTCGTCGCTGAGAAGAAAGCCCAGAGAGAGCGAGAAAATCCAGAATATTACGAATATAAAGGATTTAAAGTAAATTTGACGCGATTCCTTCATGGATCGGATCACAAAACTTCAAGTTTGAAGAGATCCCTTGCTAGAATTGAACTCCACACTGCAATAGATAAAATAATAAAATTAAAAAAAGAGATGCTAGATGCAAACAAGGCTGCTAAAAAATATCCAAATGATTCAGATAAATGGATTCAAGTTGGCACAAGGGCTTGGGCGCTTAAAGTTGCCCTTGCTAAAATAAGTTATAATTTAGATGCATACGGTGGTAGAATATTTGATGGACACAATCGGCAATATGAGGGTGGTCAAGATGGATGGAGAACGATTTTGTGGAATGCGCGTGAACATTTAAAAAAAATACATGATCCAAACTATACAATGCAACCTCACACCTGGTTAGGAGGGAGGACAAGGAGAATTCGTAAAAGGAAAACTCGTAAAAGGAAAACTCGTAAAAGGAAAACTCGTAAAAGGAAAACTCGCAAAAGGAAAACTCGCAAAAAGAGAAAAACGCGTAAGAAAATTAGTAGGAAATAGTATGATTACCCGAAGTTAAATTATATAAAAACAATCTTTATATAATATAATAATGAACTTCTCAGAAGAATCTGAAGATATAACAAAATTATTACTACCAATGTTTGATAATGTTTTAGTTAAAAAGTCGCCATTAAAACAAAAAAAATTAGATAACATTTTGAAAATAATATATAATGATATTAAACTTGCGGACACATGGGCAAGTGCTGAATACACATTGAATAAAATCCGTAGCTATCTTAAAAAAGACGAATCAAAAGAAAAGTTAATACCACATTGGCTATTAAATGAAAGCAAATATATACCAGATTTTATTCGTGAGTATATTACTAAGAACCTGGATGGATATATGGTCTATACCTGTACAATTGGAGACCGAGAAGTAGAAATCTATTTTGGACTTCTCCATGAATCAGATTTTAATTCATTGGGAAAATTCGATAAATATATTAAAAAGATGATTATCTGGCTTAAAATAGCATTTCAATATGCACCTTCAATGTGTTCTAAAAAATTAAAAATATATGGTTTTTTAACACCGTTTCAAAAAAAACTTCCAGGCAATCAGTTTACAACTATTTCCCATGATCATTGTAATAGCGCGGTAACTACCTCTTGTACACCTCATGGTGAAATTATTGTATATAGAAAAGAAGAATTTCTAAAAGTATTTATTCATGAGACTTTTCATACATTGGGTTTAGACTTCTCTAAGATGCCTTTGACAAACTTTAATAAAAAAATAGTACGATTATTTCCAATTAATAGTGAATTTAATTTATTTGAAGCATATGCTGAATTTTGGGCATCCACAATGAATGGCTTAATTTCCGCTTACTTTCTAACAGATAAAAAAGAGGAGGAAGAATTCTATTTATATAGTGAGTTTTGTATTCGATTTGAACAAATATTTTCCCTATTTCAAATGATTAAAATACTTGATTTTATGGGTCTTACATATAGAAATTTATATGATAATGACAACATCAGCAACAGCATACGACGTTATCTGTTTAAAGAAAAAACGAATGTTTTTGCTTATTATATTATTAAGAATGTACTCTTGTATAACAATGCTGAATTTTTGGTATGGTGTAAAAAACATAATAATAATTTATTATCATTTAACAAAACAAATCATAATTTAGATGCATTTATTGAATTTATAATATCAACATACAAAAATCCCCAATTTTTAAGAGATATTGAAAAAACGCACGTTTTTTTAAAAAAACAAAAGGGAAATAGAGCAGAACCAAAATACAATAAACTAACCAAAACAATGCGTATGAGCGTCTGTGAAATAGGATTAAATTGAAATGAAATGAACTTCGAAATACAACACTATAAATAGTAAACCACAATTATGGGCATCCACTTACTACAAACATTCATAGCTTCATTAAACGACCACAGTATTAAAGAACAACATCTGCGCGAATTTTCAAATAAAAAAATCACAGTTGACATAAGTATCTACCTATATCGGTTCAAAGAAAAGGGCAATCTATTAGAAAATATTTATCTAATGTGTTCAATATTTCGCTATTATAATATTCACGCACTATTTATATTTGATGGGAAATATCTTAAAAATAAAAATGAAACAATGCGTAAACGCAAAGAATCTAAAAAACAAGCAAAAAAAAAATTCAATGCTATAAAAGAAAACTTACACAAATATAACGGAAATAGTAGAGTTAAAATAGAATTGCAGCTTGATACTTTAAGAAAACAATTTATAACAGTTACCAAGGAAGATATTAAAAATGTCAAAGAATTGCTTGATGCATATGGAATGGTATATGTTTCAGCAAAACACGAAGCAGATGAATTGTGTGGTGCATTAAATAATGAAATTTATGCGTGTCTTACAGAAGATACAGATATAATGGTCTATGGCTGTAAACGAATTTTCCGATATTTTAGTTTAATGAAACATACGGTAGTGGTTTATGATATGACACTAATTCACAATAATCTTAATATGACTTTATCCGATTTTCAAGAATTATGTATATGTGCGGGAAATGACTACATTACGAGTAAAAAAAACATATTTTATTATTATGAATTATTTAAACAATACAAAAGAACACCAACGGGATTTTTAGATTGGTTGCTACAAAAAAGGTATATATCTCTCCAAGAGTATCATCAAAGGCGAGAAATATATAATATATATACTTTTAAAACTCATGATCCGTTTGAAGATGTACCATACACTTTGATCAAAAATAAATATGTTAATAAACAAAAACTTTTGGAGATCTTAGAAACAGTGGGTTTTATATTTCCGTGAAATATCATTTGTCGTTATTTTAAAAAAATTTTTTTCCTGTAATTATACAATGCATTTTTTTAATATAAATATCTCCATCTCATATTGGAAATTTATCATTTTGAGTATAATATTATTGTTAATAATAGGTTTTGCGGTATGGTTGGTTTGTAGTTATTATGTTTTTAAATGGCTTAAAATGAATATTGATAGAGATTGTTTTTATTTTAATGAATATAATAGTGATTGTTGCAATATATTAGAAAAATACGGCGATTATCCTATAAAACGAATATATTTAGTGAGACAACCTATTACAAGATTTGTAAAATTACTATTAAATATTATTACGCTTTATAAATTTGAACGTGAAATGAAAAAATATATTGAAACAACCAAAAATAATGTATTTTTCCCATACCATACTTCTATTATGATTGAAATAGAATTGCCAAATAAGAATAGGAAAAATATATTAATAGAAAAAAATAACTCTATTAAATTTGCATCAGATTTTCGTATTTCTGACAAACAAGATATGCGTAAGATATCCTTTGGTGAAAAATACACTTTAAAACAAATTCTCGAGGAAACTCGGGAGAGAGTTGGAAATAATATTTTTTTTAATTGGCAAATCAGCAGGAACAATTGTCAAATGTTAGTAAAAGAAATATTAATTACGCTTAAGAAATTTACAAAAAAAAATAAAGAATTTATGTTTCAACATGAATTTACTAAGCATGTTAAATTTTCTGATTTTAGTTTACATATTATCAATACTATTAGTAATTTATACAATACCATTGAATATATTGTCGGCAACACCGTCTTTTGTTGAAAACTATATTTTAATCTTATAATTTATTAAATTTTAAGGTATTTTTTAAAAAATTGATCGTTGCTTATTGTTGTATAATTGCTAATACACAAAGTTATACTACAGATCATGAAATCTACTAATACTGTTCATTATCAAGGCAAGAAGGGCGACGGCTTTCAAGGTGACCAAAGTCAAGGTGAAGAAAAGAGGGACACCTCACCCATAGGTGATCCAGGAAGACCCACGATGAGGGGTATGTTAAGAAAAGAACGATCCGGTGGATATACTAAGTATACCATTTTATCCGATATCATTGATGAATCCGTTTTGCATTGTATGAAAAAACAAGGTCATTTGAAGATAGAGTTTCATCCTTCAGCAGTGGATGAACGTAAATTATCATCTATCACCATATTTGATGACATTGATAATGGTTTCACGGGTTTAGATATTGATGGAGAAAAAAATCCTTTGAATCTAATTCATTATGGAGGTATTCGTCATACAGAGGATGAAGAGTGGTCACAATATGGCGTTGGACTCACAGCTGCCTCCATGTGTTGCGCTAACGTTTGGACACTGACCACGCGCTATAAAATGCAAGAAGGCACATTTAAATATGTAACTTTGAAATTTTGCTGGGAAGATATGGCGACAAATAACGTTATACTTCCAGAAAGCAAAGAAATTTCGTATGAAGAATATAATAAGATAAACCCTTTTCACAAGGGTACTGTATTTAAATATACTGGTTGTTTTAACAATATATTCTCGGGTGATTTTAAAAAAAATGTACACCAATTAGTTAAAATGATTTCTACAAAATACTATAAAGCATTGATCAGCGAGGTATCTGGTGTCTTGCCAGAAGTTAAATACGCAGTATTTGACTCTATTGGAGATGAAACAGAATTCTCAACAATCAAAGCAGAAATCCCTCCAACTGAAAAAGAAGATCATCCGCATGTTATCAACAAATATAAAGTCCAACTTCGCCGAAATGACAAAGGAGATGAAAAAATTATTTATAAAGAAATTACAACTGCAGATGGTACTAAATGGCATCAGGAACAAAGTGAACATTCGAAATTTAACGCCATGTCAAATAAGGATTTTAATATTATTGAAAAAGACTTTCCAAAAATTGTTGATACACTGTATTATAATGGAACACGCGTTTCAGGGACAGAATGGTGCTCGTCCGGGCTTCCTCTGGGTTCTCTAGTTATTGAAAGATATGGTCGTATTATGACTGAGGATGTTCGTGAAGAAGGTAGTTATATTGGCTTCAATACGAGAAAATCAACTGGCGAATACAATTACCATTATTATCATCTGCAATATAAACACAAGCCTATTGGCGATAATTTTAGCGGTACATATCGTAAAATTATCGATGGAAATCTGATGATTAATGATACACCTTTAAATCGTGTATTAAAGGAAATTACTAGAAAACTTCAAGCTTGTATTGGCGCAGAAACAAAATTCAAAAAAACGTGGGCATCGAATTACAATGGTGTAAACTGGGATGAACAAAAAACTTATGCCGAAAATGTAGCTTGTGCTACGAACCATCCAGATATTGTACCAACTCCTCCATCAACTCCTCTGGTTGTACCAACTCCTCCAGCAACTCCTCTAGTTGTACCAACTCCGCCACTATCACCTCTGGTTGTACCAACTCCTCCAGCAACTCCTCTAGTTGTACCAACTCCTCCAGCAGATGACAGAATACTTCAATGTGTCTCGTCATTATCGGAATCGATAATGACATTCAAGGAAGCGTGGCCAGATATGGATATACTTGTGAAAAAGGAAATGAAAAAAGAATGTACGATAGTTGCGTTTTTGGTAAGCAAAAAAAATTAACTTAAATTAATTATCCTTTAATAACATTCAAACTATTAAATTTTTAATTGTTCACGAATTTTCATACTATCATAAAATACAATAGGTGGTTGTCCTCTTACATGATGTTGTAATTTTGCATCTTTTGTAGCGAGTAGTACATCTTTGGCAACTTCATTTTGTGAATATTTTGCTCGCTGACCCGCTTCCATTGCTTGTTGATTTCTTCCACTCGAGAAGAAATCTTCATCTATCGTTATTTCTTTTGGACGTTTCCAATCTTTCTTTTTGTATTTTCCTGTTTTACCACCCGCTGCCTTAGCAAATACCGGATCTTTCGAAATATCAGTTCCAGATTCAACGGTAAACTCTTGATAAAATTTAGGATGACCCTTTTTAAATTTGTTAGCATGGTAGTAATGTTCCACACTATTCCATGTTCTATTATCTAATTTGAATGGTCCCATGTAAAAATTCGACAATACCTTTCTCCAACCAGGCATCGAAGCCAAATCTGCAAAATTCTTAATATTTCTTGGTTCTATTGTCTCTCCGGCACCTTTGCCTGGTAATGGTTTATCGGCGGACTTTGAATAGAATTGAAATACTGTTGTTTCATCAAATTTGGGCTTCTTCGATAAATCGGACCCTTCATCTTCTGGCTCTTTTGAAGGGTCCCCCTGGTCTTCTGGTCCGGCATCGTCGCCTGGTGAGAGAGAACTCGTTGGGGAATCTTTCATACTAATTTGCAGTAACTTAAATTTCGGTATATAATTATACATATTTTTTCCTTTTGATTCCATACATTTATCCACAATCAATTTTTTAATTTTAACAGGAATATCCTTAAATTCGAATATCTGTTTCTGTTTATAAGTAATTAATTTATAATGATTACCAGTATAATCCAAGATAATATAATACTTTGGTTTAAATACTCCTTTTTTTACCATTGAATCTGGGGCCATATCACCACAAGATAATACGTTATCATAATCCCTGTGTTCATAGTTATAGCTTGATAATATAATTAACTTAACATTTAATATCATTTCTAATATTTGAATGGTCCAGGACTCCGCCCAAAAACGACAAGTTCGCATTTTTTTTTTGAGTTTAGCTAGCGTGTCAATTCCTCGCATCCAGCGATATTCATATAATAATTCTGATGCAGCTTTTTTTTCTTTTTTTGCTTGTCTAAACTTTCCAATTATAGGTTTTGATTGATCTACTAATTTTTTCTTTTCATCTCTATCCTTCGTTTGACTATAACGTTGTTTTAATATCTTATTCGAATTCTGTAATTTTGCCAATTTCGTCGATAAAGTTTTTACTTCAGTATCATACATATCATACTGTTCTTTAAAATTCTTAAACACCTCTTCTGTCGCAGCATTACTTGCAATAGATCGTAAATCTTCAACAGTCACAGTTTTTCCAATACCAGAATAAGCATCTCGAATTGTAGCAAATAAACAATCGCCGCTACCTTCGTTATCTACTATACCATAATTTTCGTTTTTCATAAATTTCTCCACCCAATTATGACCAGAATGTTCTTTAAAATTGGTTTCTTGATCATTTTCTTCGGCAACCACATCATCAGAAATAATAGGTTTTTCATCATCATCTTCTTCGAACAATTCTTGTATAATTGTTTGTTTATTCGGAACTCTACTATCCTCAGATAATTCTGTAAAATCATCTGATGGTGATTTTTTCTGTTCAGGAGGTTTTTTCGTTACATCTTCTGCTGGTGGGGTAGGTATTTTTGCAGGTGATTTTTTCGTTGCATCCTCTTCAGGAGGTTTTTCCATTTCACCTTCTGCGGGTAGAGTAGGTGGTTTTACAGGTGGAGTAGGTGTTTGTTTCTTTTTTTGACCTAATTCTTTTCGAATAAATGACTCATTTATAAATTTATATAAAAGTGGCAACGGATTTTCTAATAAACTTATATCAAAATCATTATCTTCATCAAGCAATGAGGTATAAATATTAGAGGGGAATTCATATATTCCCATTTGTAATATGACTTCACCATCGTTTGTTAAATATACTGGGATATATAAAACATTTTTATCAATGAATGTATATTTCACTTTGCCTAAGGCGATTACCACTTCCAAATCAGGAAATAATTCAATTTGATATAATTGCGCATCATAATCTAAATCTTCAGAATCAATAAATTTAACTGCGGGATATTCAATACTTTTATCAATTTGCGAAAGCACCATATATTCTAATCTAATATTAAAAATTGTCTTAAATATTTATCTTTCTTAATTTCTTCCATGTATTTCCATAATTTTTTCCTTTGATAAACTTTTTGGATATTAACAGGGTCTTTTTCAAATAATACTATTACTTCAACCAATTCATTTTTTCGTTTTTTTCGTTTGGAAATCTCGTAATAATCTGCTATTTTCTCCAAATCTTTTTTAATATAATTTGTTTGGTAATCTAATTCTGAGGCTAGATAATCATCCATACCCAATATAGCCTCCTCTTCATAAATATATTCGATTTCTAGGTCTGGTAATGCTTCATCCAATGCATCGACTTGTTGTAATACGTCTTCATAGGATACTTGTTCATTGTTTTTTTTGTTTTCTTGCAAAGAATATTGTAAATTAGCAGAGTTACGAGTCATATAAATATAAATATGTGATTGTATTTATATTTATATTACTAAATAAATTGAAAAGAATAAAAATTATAATTTAATACTATTAACCTCCTTAGCAAACACAATCTAAAGATGTCCCCTATGTCAAAATCAATATGGATTTTCACCTTCCTATTATTTACAATGAAATTTGTTATAGCGACTGATGATGATGATGATATCGCTGGAGAGATCGTCACTGATTTAATCATCGGAGCAGGAGTAGCTATATGTGAAGAGTTTGTTGTGTGTAAACTAGTCATGATTATAATGGGTTTTGTCTGTGCAATTATGGTTCTTATCGGACTGTGTTCAGGCGAAATCCGTTGCGAAGATATTTGTAATCGTCGAACTGCTAGACGCAGTTTTACCAGTGGAGTCGGTTATGGTGTAACACGATCTTTCCGTAGATAATATTAATTTTAAAAATTATTAAATTATTTATTTATATTTAAATAATTTAAAATATATTTTTCATAATAAATTATAACAATGTCCAATCTGGTCGTCTCAAAATCGAAAAAATATACTTGGCCTCCTACCACAGATCAAATTAAAGACATAGCAACATCGGCTTTAAATCAATCCCAAGATAAAGATGTTAGAGTATTAGTATATTGGGTTAATAACCCAGAGTTAATGATTTTTGATCCTATTCATTTTGCGGTTACAGATTATGTAAAGAGAAAATATGAACACAATGAGAGAACAATTGAAGTAATTATAGGAAAAGAAGATTAAAGTTCTTCTTCTAAATCCATAAATTTAAATACTACCTTATTACTAAGACTCGGATGATTTGAAACCTTTCTCTTTGTCATATCTTCAATAAATTCTACACATTCATCCCAACCAAAAGTTACATCAAGTTTATACGCTTCTAATCTCTCCTTCCCACCATTGATCAAAATCACAATGTTTTCTGCAAATTCTGCAACTTCCTTTTTTTTGTTTTCCATGTCCATAAAATTCAACATTGTTTCTTTTAATTGTTTAATAAGTTCAAATATAGCCACTTCCTTTATTACATCATTATTCATTAGATGAACAAAGAAACTTCCAATAGAACGCCGTTTTTCATTTTCTTTGTTAACTTTGCAAAATTCATCATAATCTTCTTCTGCGCTCACATAACGAATATTATTAAATAATAATAGGAAATTATTAAAATTCTTTTTATAAATTTCATTCATAGCAGGAAATGTAGATAATATAGTTTTATATAATTTGGCAAACACTGCCGACCAAAATTTATTTATACTACCAATTTCAAATATGGCTTCGCCAATCTTTTCCAAATCTTCTTCCTTACAATTCTTACCAATAATAGTAGTCAGAGATTTCATTATATTTTTTTCCATATCTTCATAATTATTACTCGTGAGTTTATTAAGTAATCCACGCAATTCATCAATGTCTTTATCAACTCCCTCCTCCTTTTTAGTTAATTCTGTTGTTTTAAAATTTCTAATTTCGGCCCAATCTGCGCCTGAAATCACCTGTCTTTGACGCGACGGTCTATTATTATTACGAGAGCGCTGATGTTTGAAAACAGGTGTTTTTTGATAAGAGGGTGCGCCTACCAGAGAGGCTAAATTATTTATTATATCGATAACATTTTGTGCTAAAAATTTATTTACATTTATTTGATTTGCCTGTGGAAAATGTCTTAAATCATATTGATGGTCAGCCAGTATTGAAGTCATTGTGTACTACATTTATTTAACTGTTCATATTTATATCAATTTTTATGTAGATATAAAAATTGAAAACAATATATTATCAATAAACTTAAAAGCATAATACCACACATATATAGATGTCCGAAAAGACCAACCATACGTATACAGAAATCAATGAGTGGGATGATCCTACTCTAAATCTTCGTCCAGCTTTACTTAGAGGTATTTATGCCTTTGGGTTTGAAAAACCCTCACCAATTCAAAAGAAAGGACTAATTCCTCTTGTCCAACCAGGACATAAAGGAAAACGCCGTGATATTATTGCGCAAGCACAATCAGGAACGGGAAAAACAGCATGTTTTGGTGTAGGTTCACTTCAAATTATAGATCACGAACTACATTCCACGCAAGTTCTTATTTTAGCACCAACACATGAATTAGCCAGCCAGATTAAGGGCGTAATCACGGATATCGGACGTTTTGAAAAAGTTAAAGTACAACTACTCGTCGGTGGAACATCGGTTGATGGTGATAGGTCTAAGTTAGATGAAGATCCACCACATATTGTCGTAGGAACACCTGGACGTGTACATGATATGATTCGTAGAAAATATCTTAAGACCGAAAAGATTGATCTTATTGTACTGGATGAAGCAGACGAAATGCTGTCCGCAGGATTTAAAGATCAGATTTATAAAATTTTCCAGTATATGCACAATGATATCCAAATTGGACTATTTAGTGCTACAGTGCCAGAAACTTTAGAACAATTAACCGCTCGATTTATGAGAAATCCTATTAAAATTTTAGTTAAAGCGGACATGCTAACACTTCAAGGTATAGCTCAGTATTATATTAGACTTGATAGTGATGAACATAAATATGCAACCATTAAAGATCTATTTGAAGGTCTAACTATTTCACAAGCAATTATTTATTGCAATTCTACGCGTCGTGTAGATGATTTAGAAGAAGCAATGGTTCAGGATAACTTTCCTGTCAAGAAAATTCATGGAAAAATGGACGAAGATGAGCGAAAGGAAGTTCATAAAGACTTTAAAAATGGTGGATGCAGAGTGCTAATTACTTCTGATTTATTTGCGCGCGGAATTGATATCCAACAAGTTAGCGTTGTTATTAATTTTGATGTACCGAAAAGTGAGCATACATATCTTCATCGTATCGGTCGTTCTGGTAGATGGGGAAGAAAAGGTATTGCTATTAACTTTGTTACACGTCATGATGGGGCTAAGTTGAAACATTTTGAAGAATATTATAATACACAAATTAGCGAGATGCCGGGAGATTGGTCAAAACATCTTAACAGTATGTAACTCGTCGAATATTAATACTTAATATCTCTAACTTCTTTAATGTTAATTAAAGAAATTAATAAAAATTTTTTACTTCCAATAGAATTTGATAAACAAAAACAAGAAATTTTCGAAAACTTATATGCAGATTTAGAGTTATTAAAACAGGTTGGTTCAAACAAAACTATATATAATAAAACCTTTAGACCTTCGTCAAAAATAGGACACGAATTGCTTGATAAATGGTGTAAATATTATACAACGAATACTGAGTTTTTAAAAGATTCGCAAAAGCTATATAATTCAGTTGGTAAAAGTAATTTATTTCCAACAAAACCAATAATAGAAAAATGTTGGAAAAATTGGACTGACATTAAAACAATGGATAATTTTATTGAAAAATTTCAATATATAGAATGGGAAAAACTTGAATTTTTAAATAAATCTGAAATGTTTTTAGCGATTCTTACATTTTATCAAACGATATCACCCCTGCTAAGTTTATTAGCACCAATAATATTATTAATTATACCATTTCTAATTCTTAAAGTACTAAAAAAACCAATAACAATAGAAGAATATGTGCAAGTCTTAAAACAACAATTAGATAAACATAGTATGGGTCAACTATTTACCAGATTTGATTCTTTATCGTGGGGTCAGCGAATATATTTAATAATGTGTTGTGGGATGTATGTCTATCAAATATATCAAAATGGTTTAGCATGTTATCATTTTTATTTAAATACAAAACAAATAAATCAAACATTCCGATCATTAAAGCTATATTTAGAACATACTAAATCTCAAATGAAAACCTATATAACATTAATCAAACCATTGAAATCTCATACTGCATATAGAGACTATATTAACAATAAATTAGAACATATTGAAAAATTATCAAATATTATTAACAGTATTCCTTTAACCACATTGAATCCACATAAATTCGCATCTATGGGAAAAATTATGAAAGAATTTTACATATTGCAAACAAACCCAGAAATACAAAATTTATTATTATTTACATTTGGATTTAATGGATATATAGAATGTATCCATGGCGTAAGCACTAACATTAAACTTCAACAAATTAATAAAATCAAAATTAAGAAAAGTAAGAAAGTCAAATTGCATATTAAAAACGCATATCATCCTTGTATTTCTGATAATATTGTGGAAAATACAGTTGATATGAGTAATAACATAATTATAACAGGACCCAACGCAGCTGGAAAAACAACCTTATTAAAAACAACCGTCATCAATGTGTTATTAGCACAACAAATAGGATATGGTTTTCATCAAGGAGGTTATATAACTCCTTTTCATTCCATACACTGTTATTTAAATATACCTGATACGAATGCAAGAGATAGTTTATTTCAAGCAGAAGCTAGACGTTGTGTCGATATTTTAAAATGTATAGAACAAGATAAAAATAAAAAACATTTTTGCATTTTTGACGAATTATATTCGGGAACGAACCCATATGAAGCAGTTGCTACAGCTTATAGTTATTTAAATTTTATAACTGAAAATCCCAATATAAGATTTATGTTAACAACGCATTATATTCGCCTTTGTAAATTATTTAGAAAACATACACAAGTTTGTAACTATAACATGGAGACAAAAACCAAAGATTATATACCAGAATATTCTTATAAAATGGTAAAAGGTGTCTCAAAAATTAAAGGAGGAATAATAGTTTTAAAACAATTAAACTATCCAACAAAAATTTTGAACGAAGCTAATCAAATTATCAATAAACTATAAATTTCGTTTATTTAGATAAATTAAAAAATATTAGAAAATAAACAAAGATGAGGCTTTTTTTAATTAGTTTAGGAGTGACCTGTTTGCTTTGTGTCATTTTATTTTTATATTTCAGAAATAGAATTAGTAGAATGGAACAAAAAGTAGACTTAATGTTTCAATTAATTCAAGAATACGAACAAAATAAAATTATTAATCAAAATCATCCTCGAAATGATACACAATCCGTGCCTACAGTAGCATTTCAAGATACACAAATGGGGAGCACTGAACATCGAGTAGAAGCAAATTTAATTAATGTTTCTGATGATGAATCAGACTATTCAGATAGTGATGAAGTTAGTGATGAAGAGGGTGATCTTTTAAATATTAAAGAAACGGTAGTTGGTGAAAATATAAAATCAATTAGTTTATCGGGAGCGGAAATTGAATCTCTCAAAGTTGAACCCGAAGATGATTTAGATGATATTAGTGATTTTGAAGAAACAAATATGGACGATATGATTACTTTAGAAGAGGTAAACAATGATGAGATAGAAGTAGAGGAACAAGAAGAAGATGCTGATGAACACCAAGAAGAAATCGAAGAAATCATAGTAAAAAAAATAGAAGTTAAAGATGATAAACCTTTGAAAGAAAAAACTGTTAAAGAGTTAAAACAACTTGCAGGAGAAAAAGGATTTACCAATTATAAAGGTCTCCGAAAAAATAAACTTGTTGAATTATTAGCAACCGGTCAATAGAAAATAATATTAGTCTAATATAAATGAGTTGGGGTACTTGCTATAAAGGATCAAATAATATTCATCCTGGATTTCCAGCATTGATGAGTGATGGACAGTGGGCTACAAATTGGGAGCCAGCTTGTACCATTAATAAGGCACTTAAAAAACAAGTTGGAATTACTAATAACTATCAATATAGACAATATTTAATCAAAAATGCTGATAATATTATAAAAAAAAATCAACTGGGGGCATGTGACAATTGTTGTGCTTGTTGGGAAAATTATGAAGATAGAAATGCTGTCAAATGTCCTAATAAGTATATTTTCAAATCTTGTACCGATCAATCAAAACCATTTGGATACCAAAATTCAGATCTTAAAAACTTATATATATCATCCAAAGCATTAGAATCTCGATTGGTTGCTCCCATTATGTCCCAATCACAAATGCTTAATTTACCAAACTTTAATTAAATACTAATTACATAACAAATAGTATTTAAAATTAAATAATATTGATATGTAATGAAGATATTGAGTATAGATGTTGGAATGAAATGTTTAGCATATTGTCTTTTTACTACAATCGACAAAGAATATAACATTGAGAAATGGGGTATTATTGATTTATGCCACCAACAAAACCATAAATGTTGTGGTAAAATTATTAAAAAAAATAAATCTTGCGAAAAAAATGCAAAATATCATAAAAATTCTCAGTATTTTTGCAAAATACATGCGAAAAAACAAGCTTTTAATATACCCACCAACGAACTTAAACAAGTTTATATTAAAAAAGCAAAGATTGATGTTCTTAAACATATTTGTAAAAAATACGACATTATTCAAGATGTCAAGAAGAAAAAAATTAAAAAGACGGAATATCAAGAATTAATATTAAAGGAATTGGAAGAGAATTATTTGTCTTTTGTCCCCACAATTAAAACGGCAAATATAAATATGGTTACATATGGACAGAGAATGAAAGCAGGATTCGAAAACTTATTAAAAGATATTACTGTTGACCGAGTTATTATTGAAAATCAAATCGGACCTTTAGCTTTACGAATGAAAACATTGCAAGGAATGATAATGCAACATTTTATAGAAAAAGGATGTCCAATCATTGAAGAAATTTCCTCATCCAATAAATTAAAGGATTATCTCACCAAAAAGAAAACCAAATATAATGAAAGAAAAAAATTAAGTATTAAGATAACACAAGAAATATTGAAAGAAAATAATAATTTAGATGCATGGATTCCTATTTTTATAGAACACAAGAAGAAAGATGATTTAGCAGACTCTTTTTTACAAGGTATTTGGTATATTAAATATAAATTATCCTGAAATAATAAATAAATTATATTTAATTGCGTCTTACTTAAAATTAAAAGTTCTAGTTTAATCATAATGAACGAGGTTATTAATATTACACCCACAGAGCCAAAATTATCAACATCAAATGTTGGAGATGTTGGAACTATTAAATTAAACAATTTACCACCATTAGATACTACCAATACTCCGAAAAAAAGTGTTAATTTTGGACCCGGTATAGAAATGTTAATGAATGATAAACGCCGCTCATCATCTCCGAAATCGGATATCAAATTATCTGATTTAGAATCTTTGGATACAAATATTAATTTAAACGTTTCAAATAAGTCTTCCAATACAAGTAGAAAAGAAGCGACTGCTGCCATGTTTGGAGCTGTTCCGTCAAAAGATGGTAACTCAGTTAAAGGTATTACCTTAAATGTAACTGAAAAAGTAAATGTTCCTTCTGTAAATCCCACAGCCACTACTACTGCTGGTCCTGCTTTAGGAGCAGCTACTGCTCAAAACCCGAATAATGAAAAAACTTGGGATGGTTTTAAAAAATTCAATGAAATACCTGTTGATCCTACAAAACAAATACCAAAGACTCCACAACTTTCTAATGATCAAATATTAAGAGAAAAATTAAAAATATTACGAAAATTGGAAGCATTAGAAAAGAAAGGTATTCAATTGACGAAAAAATACAATATGGATAGTCCACTATCGGAAATGCAGGGAGAATATGAAATGATTAAACAAGAAAAAGAAAAAAACAATTCGGTTAAATTCCAAGGAAAAATGTTGATGGCAGCTGTATCTGCCATTGAATTTCTTAATGCCAAATTTGATCCTTTCGATGTTAAATTAGATGGATGGGGTGAATCTGTTAGTGAAAATTTAGATGATTACGATGATGTTTTTGGAGAATTACATGAAAAGTATGGTGGTAAAGCAAAGATGGCACCAGAATTAAAATTACTATTTATGTTAGGTGGAAGTGCTGCAATGTTACATATGACTAATACTATGTTTAAATCCTCAATGCCTGGTATGGACGATATTATGAGACAAAATCCAGAGTTAATGCAACAATTTACGCAAGCTGCAGTGAATAGTATGAGTCAAGAAAATCCAGGATTTGGTGGTTTTATGTCTGGGGTCATGGGAGGAGCGCATGGTGTTCCCCCTATGCAAGCACCCGCTTCAGGTCCTCCCGGACCGCCACCAGCAATGAGAAGAAGACCACCACAAATGCCACAAAATATGAGAGGAAGACCAGATGTTGGTATGGCAAGGGGAGTAGCTCATTTTGATGATGCAATTAATATGGAAGAAAAGTTCGAATCAGTTAATACTAAAAAATCGGTTAGAAGACCCAGACCTGAAATGAAAGGACCTGGAGATATTAATGAGATTTTATCTGGACTAAAAACAAAACGTGTGAATATACAGAAACCAGACAATAGAAGTACAATAAGTGTAGAAGACCTTAAAGATATGAAATCGTCTAATTTAGATATTCCTAGAAAATCAATACGAAAACCGCGTTCTGAAAAAACTACAATTAGTTTAAACCTTTAGATATTTTAATCCCATTATATATTAATATATAATGGCACAAGAGGACAATCAATACTATGTAAATAAGATGTTTTCCAATGAAACAAAAGACACGTCGGTTGAAGAGAAGCAGGAAGATATTGACCCCGCGTTGTTTCAACAAAACTGTGGAGGTTTATCATCTGATACAAATAGTGGTCGAACTAGTTTTATTGGAAATAGTGAAAAACTGCGATTTATAATCGTTGGTATGGGATTAATGGGTTCGGGCAAATCAACAGGATTTGAACGAGCCCGACAATATTGCACCTTATTAAATTCTGCAGCAGCACGCAAACCTTGGGAAACAATTGAGGATGGAAAAGTATCACATGATTATAATATAGTAAATAATCAAAACTATAAAAGAAATGTTCGTAATTTATTCAAAAACTCTGAATACTCCAAATTCACACCTTGGACTGAAGCAGGTTGGAATAGTATGTCCGCAACAATAAAAACTCAATTTGCTGCAAAAATGTATGATTTATATAATACTACTAGACATGGTGTTGAAATTGTTGACAGTGATAAACCTGATATTAAATCATTCCTTAGCACAGAAATAGCTGAAAAGACACGAAAAGATTTAACTCGAAAATTAAATCTACATTTAGAAACCCCTGGTGAGTCTCGACAAGCTAGAAAGAGACGCATACAAGAAGAATTTAAAAACGAACCTTTAAAATTTTCAGCAGAGCAAAAGAAAAAAATTTTAAATATTAAAACAATTGGTGGTAGCGCGGTTACTTATCGCGCTCTTCGTCAAGCTATTATAGATGGTAAAAATATAGAGTATGAAGCAATAGGTACTAGTTTTTCTACAATCAAAACTATTTTTGACGTAATCGTAGAATCAACCAAAAATTGTAAAGACTTTGTATATATAGTTTTAGGTGTGCTTAATTTATGTTCAATACAAGATTCATATAATAGGCAATTATGTCGTTATTTTCAAGATGCCGGTCATTTCGTTAAAACTTTGAAAGCTGGAAATTCTTGGACAAACACTAAACGGTGGTTTGCTATAGATTGGGGTTTGGGAAATAATGCACCAGATATAATTCGTAACACTCCCGCTCCTAAACTTAGTATAATCACAACGAATCAAAGATTAAACCAAAAATTATATAACAATATAAAAGAACTAATTCAGACCTGTAACCAAAACTCACTAGATGCAGAGAATGTCTATAAAGGTCAGTGTCACGGTTTTGGAATTGATATTTTATTAATTTCTCACACAACTCTTAATAAAACAACAGACACTATAATAGCTACGCTGCCATTAAGTATAAGATCGCAACACTTAGTTAAATCTACTACAGGACAACAGTCCATTCAGAATAAAAAATTTTATCATAATTTAGTAATTGCAATATTAGACAGTCTACTAAAAGCAAATCCTTATGGTAAAAATCCTAGAATACAAGATAAGATACAATGTTCACAAATGCAAGGTGTTCCGGATGAGGTTAGTGAAATTATAGATAATCTAGTTAAAGCGAAGTTTTCAAATAAGTTGAAACGAAAAAAAGAATTAAAAGCGTTAAGAAAAAGTGGCTCGCAAAAAATATGGACAAAAAGTATGGGTGGAAGATCTCGAATTCGAAAAAGAAAAACACGCCGAAGAAAAAGAAAACGAAAAACTCGTAAAAGAAAACGAAAAACCCGCAGAAAACGACATTAATCTTTCATGGCCTCTTTCACCTCTATTGCATTCGATACTTCTTTTTTAATATTTATACAATTTTTATTTCGTTCAGCATCTTGTGCCCCACCCATTGTTTCAGAACACATTTTTTGCCAAATATGAGTCAACTTATCATCTTCTAAGAAATTGGGGTGTTTATCTTCCCACTCTCTTATTTTTAATATCTGTTTATGTGTGATTTTAGCTATAGAATTATCAATTTTCGAATGTTGGTTATCTTTTTCCCACTTATCCTCTTCTTTTACATAAAATTGCATACGTTTCTTATCACTACAATGGATTGGTCTTTCTTTTGGATCCATATCCTGTAATTGTTTAACAAATATATTGCTAATGCCTTTTACATAACCATGTTGTTGTGTATACATTAGATCATCTAAAGATATTTGTACTTTATTTACAAAATCGGTTAAGTTCATTGCATCCTTGCACTCTTTATTTAAATACATATTAATAGTCATTTTATTAGTACAATTATTATTTACATTTGCCGGTCTTTCCGCTATTTTAATCATTGCATCTGTAAGTTTTGGTAAAAGTTTTAATAATTGATCTGCACTTGTAGAACTCTCATCTACCTTCTCAATTTTAAAATTATGTTTTAACTCTTCTTCTACATTTATTTTTTTATTAATCTTTATTTTTTCATTTGTTTGATTTATTAGATTTATACTACTACAATCTTGTTTATGATTCATTAAATTTGCTATACTATTAAATCGTGAATGACATCCTTCACAAACAAACAAACAAATAGAATTATTTGGTTTCACATCACATTTAATCTTGTGCCTCCAGAGTGTAGTACGACTGTTAAAATTACATTTGCAATTTTTACATACATATTGTAATGACACAGTGCTTGTTTTTTTTGTTTCATTTTGCTTTAAAAGCATTGATTTTTGTGTTTCATGTGATGTTTTTATAATATGTTTTTTTGTTGCAATATGTGTCATAAAGTTTGATTTTTTACTCGTGTAAAAGTCACATACTTCACATTTAAATTTTATTTTTTGCTTTTCTATAATGGATTTTTTGTGTTCACGCATTTTTTTTTGCTTGTGCATTTTATATATGAAACATATAAAAATGCCTAAATTGTTTTTCTTACAAAACAAAGAAAAAAGTTGATGTAGTGTTGAAAAAATAGGTTTTGTTTTTTACATTACTACACATTGGGAGAGTTTTCCTAAATGTGTAAAAAAAACAACATTAAAAAATACTCAGAATCTCATTTTGGACATTTTTAAAATGTCCAAAACTCAAAATGTCTACCGACTTTTAACTCCCAAAACGTGAGTTCCTTTTTTTCAGTGCCTTTTTTTCAGTTATTCCTCTCAGTAACTTTATTTTGTGATAAAACTGACATTTGTTTTGGAAACATATATAGATTTATGAAATAATTTAATTTAGTTGAATTACCACGTTGTATATATTCTGTAGAAACATATATTTTCCCTTCATTCGTTCTAGTATAAAAAGAAACGTAATCTTCATCATCTTCATGAATCACAAAAGCCATATACATAATATATTTATTTTATATATGGTTCTAGGATATTTATTATATGAAGCTGTAGATTTAGGCGTTAATGTAGTAAAAATCACTTATAATGGCGCGAGAGGTGTTTATTATTGGTGGTATGATACGGATTATCCAGAGGTAGAAAGAGAAAAACAAGCGATAGCAGACATGGAAATATTAACAAAACGCATAGAAGAGTTGGAAAAAACATTAAAAGATAAAACTGATTAACATTATTTTTTACGGCGTCTTCTTCTTTTTAAGGTTTTGTTCTTTCGTTTCTTTCTGTATTTTCGCAGTGTTTTTTTGCGCCTACCACCGTGCCAACTTTGAAAAAGGATATTTCGCTTTCGTAGTGGCCCTGTATGAGAATTTTCTAATGGAAGAAACACGTTATTACCATGAAGACGCATATTATTTTCTGGCCACACTTGTTTAGGATATTTACCACTAGGAGGACCTACAAAGAACCATTTTTGTCGATTTTGTTGGGGTGCTGTTAAATGTAAATAGCCAGCAGGTCTCCACCCACCAGGAGCTCCTGCTGGTAGAGATACTGCTGCATATGGATTAATATATTGAGGTGTTCTAGTTGCATTATCCGGAAATGTCCACAATGGAAACCCATTTATATTTATTCGAAATGTACTTTTTCCAGGAAATGTAACAATATTAGGTAAAATAAATTGCGTATTAATTTCGTTACCCGCTAATCGTGTTCTGGGTCGTGGAACATCTGAAGCGGCATTTAACTTAAAAAATTTATATTTTTGCAATAAATAAATATAATCATTATACTCTGGAAAGCCACCAATAGCGAAAGGGTTTGCCAAAACCATCCATTTTGCCCATTTTATAGCTTCTGTTTTATAAAATCTGTTTTTTTTGATTTGTTGCCAAGTTACTTGTGGTCGAGACGCTTGTGCTGGTATTTGGGGGATTGGCCAAGGGGGAGCAACGTAACCAGCTGCGGTCGGATCCCAGGGAGCAACACCGGCATCAACGGGTATTGCATATTGCATTCTATTTGGTTTGAGTAACCACGTTCCAAAGTGTACCAACAGCCCTCCTGGTCGTGCAACGGGGGCTGGTAATTCGGGGTAGGGTTCCCAAGGTGTCAAAGTATGAGGAACATCTTCATCATCATTAGCATCAAAAGGATTATATAATACATATTGATATAAAAGAATTAGAATTTGGATTCGAGCAAGTGGTAAGGTATTTAATCGTGGCAATTTTCCTTGAACCAAAATACCCTGTAAATTTTGCGCGGCAGCTTGTATAGGACCTGCAGGAAGTCCTGCGGGGTCATTTATAAATTTATTTAATCTTTTAAATAAAATAATTACCATTAATGGCTTTAAAGACATTCCTAATGGTGAAAATGGAAGAGGCCAAGGCGGTTTATTAAAAGGAGGAGGTTGTGGATTATACCATGCTCTCATGGGTGCGGAATTAGGAGTTATACTAACAGCACCAGCAGCCAATCCATTTGGATATTGTACTGATTTTGATGTCAAAGCAATTGCTGGCTGCAAAGTCCAGGGATCAAATGGAAAACGTGAAGGATTTGGATCAATGAGTGGCCATCCTGCTGTTACCCCTGCATTAAAATTTACAGATTGTCTGCAATAATATTCTTGCTCCCAATAATCTAATGCTTTTTTTCTATTGTTATAATACAACTTTATATTAGCCGCGACGATATTACTTTGAGTAGCTTTTTTAAATTTTTTCTCAAACTTTTCTGATGTAGAATCTGTAAATAAACCCGGAGCTGAATGATATTTATCCTGAGCAATGTTTTTAATATCTGTTAATTGACTACTACATAAAGAGGACGCTTTTTTAAGTTTTCCTTTTTTGTTGTTGTTGTTTTGGTGTAAAGTGCGGGTAGGATTAATCTTATTTCCTTTTCTATATTTTCCTGTGAGTTTTACCTTCAATATAATATATAAATTAGTATCTTGGAAATTGGTCAAATTATTTGTAATATAAAATTTAAAAGGGCCTGTAAGATTATCGAGATTTTTGGGTAAAAATTCCCATTCAAAATCACTTATCCTAAAAATTTTATCATGTTGAGAATTAGAATTAAATTGTCCTCTAATAACTGTAGGAGGATATAATGGATTTGGAAATGCTAATTCATTGCCAGAATGAAAATGTGCATCTAACCATTTTTGTAATTCATTATTAATATCAGTCCATTTTCCATTTGAAATATCTCTTGGTTTAGCATACGCAGCTGATTTATCAGTACGCCCAATAGTTGGGAAATCGTAATTCCCTGGTAAACCAAAACTTTGTTGTTGTTGTTGTTTTGGTGTAAGTGGACCTTGCTTTGGTTCTTGTTTGGTCATTCTTGTAGAATAAAAAATAGTATGTTTTCCAGTAACATTTGTCGATAATTCAATAAGTAACTCATAATTATTTTGAGCTCTACTTGCGGTTCGGCGAGTTGCTTTATTAATGACTTTTTCATTTAATTTCTTACCTATTTTTTTCCTTATTCTTTTTCTTAATGTTTGACGTGCTATATCCAAGAACGAAGTCGGAGCTGCTGCCTGTGGCGGAACTGGAACTCCGCCAATAGGTGGGGCTGGTAATTGTAGCATTGTATCTGGTTTGGGCAAATCTTGCATAAGTTTTTGTAGTTCTTTCCGAGAAAAATTAGGCGCTGATGGTAGTTTATCTATTTTATTTCCCGCATTATCATATATTTTCCCATAAGTAAATGGTGGTGGTAAAGGTCGTCCATCGCCATTTTTTGCTGCATTATATTCATTTTTTGCTGTTTGTAATTGAGCGGGTGTGGGTTGTGGAGGTTGACCTGGAGCGCGTGGCGCCGGCATAGGTGTTAGTCCGTTTATTTGTAATAGGGTAGCCATATATGTACTTATATATAACTTTTATTTTATTATAAGAGTTATATCTAATCGTTTAAGCGTTACGATGTCTTAAATATATCTGCTTTTGCTTCTGTTTTTTGAGTTTCTTTAATGTTTCGAGGGCATCTTCCTCCTCTTTTGCTGTTACATAACCGTCGTCATTGAAATCAACCGCCGTGGCATAATTTCTCAAATAAGCCGGTAACACACAATATTGACTATCCTCATTAAACAAATGATCTGCCATTGCAACAAACGCTCCGGTAAGTAAAATAGCATAAACAATATCTCGTGTTCCGGACCACATTATAGCAAAAATCAGAAACTGTCTGCCTAAAGAATTTTTAATATATTGTTCCTGTGACTTGCTTAATTTGATAGTAATATACTTTGAACCAATATTTAACATAATTACCATTAGTCCAATAAATAAAGGATGTGTATTTAATGTGTGTAAATGGTATCTTATTTTATCTATAAACGGAATTGGTCCGTTTATAAATTTTTTTGTAGTTCTCTTTACCATATTTAATATAAAAAGAGATTAAAATTTATAACCATTTTTCTTTGAAATTTGCGAGATGATCTTTGATATTTGAAATATACCCAGATGAAGCTGTAGTGAGTTTATTACTTATTGTATTTTTCATAGATGTTGCAGAATATTTATTTTTTTCACAGCGAAGAGTATTGCAATTTGTCAAAGGTTCTTTGTTATTCAATTTACAACTGAAAATAACAGATCCGAAAATTAGTATAAGTAAAAATATAGATAACTTGTTCATATACTATATTTTTAGAAGTTAATTTTAAAATGCAATTCCACCACCATTATTTGTACATCCGTTAGCTTGTTGGGATGCCGACATTTTAGCATTTAATGCATTGATTTTTAACATACGCGATAATCCGATTTGATCAGTGCCTGTAACTGGGAACTGTGATGGTTGTAAACGAGCATTAATATTGGTATATCTCTCAATTGCTCCTGAACCATGTAGTTGCGATTGCTTCTGTGTTAGCTCATCTGAACATGGATTTTCACCTTTACATTCACCACAAGCACAAGAAGCAGAGCATTTTCCAGCATTGCAGGTACTCTCACAAGCACACGTTTTGGGTTCACCTGATTCGTTTATTGCTTTTTTACAGGTTTTCTTACAAGCACCACAATCCTTATCTGAAGAACAAGAGGCACCTACTTTTCCGCCTACAACACCTGGGATTAACATTCCTCTTTCAAGAGTTGCTTTGTCGCCTGTTGAAGATAAGCCTTCCTTATAAGACTCTTGGAGTAATATCATAATGATTGCGGCTAAAAGACCGGCATTTATACCATATTGTTTAGCAAGTAATCCTACAATTACGATCATAATAACTATTCCTAAAGTGGTATTTGCTGTATTTACTAAAAATTTAGGTCTTTCATAAACAAGAACAGCCAATAATGCTGCTAATCCTAATTCTACATAAGTTTTCATTCTATATACATTAAATGATATTTTTTTAGGAACATTCACTAAAAAATTATCTCTTTTCTTTATAAGTATGTCAGCTCTTGGTTTTTCATTTATAGATAATAATGAATCAAAAAATATAGAACAATCAACAACAAAGAAACATTGTCGTACACTCAGAAAAAGGCACAAAAAAAAATCATCTAAAATTGACAATTTGCTAAACAGTTTATCAGTAACTCAACCACAAGTGAAAGAAGGATTGTACGGTGGTGACAGAGATGTTCCATCTCGCAGAGAATGTGATGATGGCAGCGATGATGATTGTGACCTGGCAAATTTCAATCCTTTAACGCCTCCAACAAGCAATATGTCAAAAGATTCTTATAGTACTCAATACCAAGAAGAACCGTCGCAGAGAAAAACCTCGGCTGATACCGAGGAAGACGAAGGTGATCCCGTAAATGTAGAAAGTTTTGCTCAATTGGGCGAGGTTACACCAGATAATTATTATAAACAATATGTACCATATTATACCCAACTACAGGGTTCGCAAGAAGAGGTACATACTAATAAAGATGTATTAATGACAAAACTAAATTATATGATTCATTTATTGGAAGAACAACAAGATGAAAAAACGGACAATGTTACAGAGGAGTTAGTTTTGTATCTATTTTTAGGCGTTTTTGTAATTTTTGTTGTAGATTCTTTTGCAAGAGTAGGAAAATACAAAAGATAATTTATTTGGATAAAGATTTTAATTTATTAATATTTTCTTTATCTGATGGTATGCAATCTAATTGCGATTTTTTGCTGGAAAATTTTACATTAGGTCTAAAGGGTTTTGATTTTTCTCTTTCAACTATTTTTCGCAAAAAATTATTTCGCGACATAGCTTTTCGAGCTTCATTTAGAAGTTTTCTATTCATCTCTAAATAAAGAAAGTATTAATTAATTAAAAATACGTCTGATGAAAAAAATGGTCTGTAAGCAAAGTTATACAAAAAATATGCCATTGGGCACTTCCACAAGACAGGTGTTATTTTGAGTAAATGATTAATAATATCATTATTATTAGATATATTTTCCATTATCAAAATATCAACTGGATATTCATGGTTGATTAAAACCATAGTATTACGAAAAGATTTAATAAATATATCATAATAACCCATTTTATAATAAGAAGCAATGCATTCAATGCTTTGTTTTCCTTTATAACTAGTAAAAGGCGTTCTATAAATATATACCCCCACAGGCATTTGACCTTCCATAATTAAACAAATAAATAATAACTTTTTTGATACTAAATGTTTAATATGTGATTGTTCTGGTGTAATACAACATTTGAAATTATTTTTAATCTCTCCAAAGAAGTGTGAAAATAGTGAAAAATTAGCATCATTTATTAGGTGACAAACGATATTATTAGGTAATTCTAAATTGGGATGTTTTAAATATTTTAATGGGAAAACATGCGCATTATACACAGTTAGCGGTACAATAAAATTAATAATACCTTCTCTTTTAAATAGAAAAACCGGTCCTGCACCATCTTTTCTCGCGTTGTAATAATGAGAATAAATAATTTTTTGCGCTAATCCTTTTTTTCTGTCATCTTTATGAACACACAAAAAATCAACATAATCTACCTTAACTTCATTATTGTTTAAAATTGCATTTAAAGGTCTAGTAGTCATGGCAGAAACTATTTTTGTAGCATTATTATCAGATAAATATCCTTTGTTTGGTGTAGGTAATAGTTCAAATTGGAGAGAAAGATGAGAAATTCTATTATGTGCATTAAAATAATCCAGAACTGCAAAATTTGGTGGATTATATTTTTCTTTTTTATTATTTAAGAAATGTGATTTTATAAAAGTATAGAACAGTGCTTTTTTTTCAGTTGACACATCTTTAAATTTTTTAGTTAATACTTTCCCATTATAAAATTTTGTTTTTGGTGGTTGTCCATGTTCAATAATACCACAAGGCCAAATCCAATAAAATAAATTATATAAGTGAAAAACTGGTTGCACAGACCAAAAACGAAAACGAAGTTTTATAAATGCAAAAATCAGTAAATAAATAACAGCAATTGATAATAATATGTATAAAATCATACATAGTATTATTAATAATTTTTGGTTATTATGACTAATAACAACTTATTCAGGTTTGTATAAAACATATAAATATTGATATTCGTATTGTACAGGTACCAAGTCTATTTTTCCTTTTAAAATAAACCCTAACTCTTTGGCAATAGATAAAATATATCGTTGTGTGGGCATATACATTTTATGTATATTCTGGCGTATATGTTTTGTTTTATCATCTTTGAAAATTTCTTCGAATGTTGCTATATCTTTATCTAATTTAAAATCTCCTCTATATTGGAAATCTTTGAATTTAATTAGAGAATTGGTAATACGTTTCTTTGCATATTTTTGCGCAGAGACAACTTGCAATGGGTCGGCTGAATTTAATATAGGATCAAATTTATTTCTGTTAACAAGATGTAGTACTAAATATCCTCCTGGTTTTAACCAATCATAACAGTTTGTCAAAAATTGTTTTTTATTTTTAATATAGTAAATTGTAAAATATAGGCAAAGAACATGTGTAAAGCTATCCGCTGGATACAACATAAATTCTAAAGCGCTACCTTGTTTGAATTTTAAATTAGGATAATTTTTATTAGCTTGACCAACCATTCCTGGTGAAAGGTCCAATCCAACAGTTGGATAACCTTGGTCATTTAATGCGGCTACATGTTGTCCTGTACCCGAACCTATGTCGAGAATAAGGCTTTGTTGTGTTGGATGGGTTGTATTTATAATTTCCCCTACTTCGTATTCATTTTTAACTTTGTCAAACACTAAATCATTATAAATAGAAGCGTAAAAGTCATCGTATAAATCTGGACCTTGTTTTATTTCAAATTTTCGCTGTTGCACAAATCCTTCTCGTTTAGGTTTATTGTTGTTAGCGATCACACAAGCAAGTAATATAATTAAAGTTATTACCGCCATTTTACACCATAATGAACAATTGTTAAATTTTTTGAACAGTTGTCTTATATTTTTAACTAATGTGCGGAGCATTATATTATATGTATTATTAGTATATTTTTTATATTTTCTGTATTATAATGAATATAGTTGATGAAATTTCAGATAAAAGAGCAATTAAAGAATTCAAAGGAATAACATTTTCTAAGTATAAAAAATCAGATGCCAAAAAAGAATTACTAAAGTCTCTTGGAGAAGGTAAAATAGAACCAGCTTGTTATTGGAGTGGTGAATTTATTTGCGCAGGACATTATGCAGATATATGGGAAAGTATATTGGAATTTGTAGGAAAGAATATACATTTAGGAAATCCTAAATTACCAATATATATTCAGTCACGATATACTATTTTTAAAAATATTGTAATTGGTGGGTATATAGATAATGAATTAATGATGCGAAATAATCCAAAAATACGGCAATTATTCGCAGAAATAATTTCCATATTATGTCAATCAAGAAAAAAACATCCCTTTTCTAAAGTAAAGTTTGATAAAGCAGATTTCAATATGGCCAATTTATCAGAGAAATTAAAGGCACCCAATATTTCCTATGCAAATCAAATATTTATGAAAGAAGATCAAAATATATTTTTTGTAGCCATTAACGAATTAGGATATCATCTATCAAAAGATAATTATAATGGCCCTGTAGCATGCTATTGGGTAGAATGGTTATTAGAATATGAAAATTTAATGAAGAAACGAAAACAAAATGTCACCTGTGGAAGAAGGAGCTATGTCCCTGTTAATAGCAAAGATCAAATGGATATTGTTTGGATGGTTTGGGACATACTACTATACGAAGCTAAAAATAAGAGCTCTGGGCACGTCAAGATCGCGCGAGCGTTATTAGATATTTTTTGCATACGGTGGAGTAGCGGAATAAAAAAACGAAGGAGATGGTTAATCTATTTTGCAATATCACTTATTACTGATAAGTTTAATGCTAGTACTCCTTTATTTACAAATAAAGATCAAATTTCACAAATAAAAGATAAAATCAATATTATTTACAAACAAATTAAAAAAAACGAAGTAAAACCTGCGACTGATTATTTGTTTAATAATTCATTTACAAACAATACTAAGAATTTAGAAAATACAATAGCAAAGTTAGATAAAATGAGTCAATTAGGTTATATACCAAGAAATACATAAGTTAAATCTCTTAATATTATATTGATGAGTGAATACAAGCCAGATTAATAACATATATTCTCATTAATAATTAATCGTGTTTAATATTATTAAAATTTATTACTTAAAATATTTAATTTATTATCATACATAATGAGTTCTGAAAATCAAGTCGTACCAGATACTACACAAGAAACAACATCCGTGGCACCCCAAGAGCAAGTTAAGTTAGTGAATGCAACAATTAGTGATCAACATATAGCACTTAATGTATTAGTAGGATTTATTGGTGTTGCGCAAAGACGCGGGACATTTGCGTTAGATGAGTCAGCTAAAATTTACGAATGTATTAAAATGTTTCAAGGTACGGGTGCCTCCAACTAGGCCATAGTCTAGAATATAATTTTGTTCTTGTATCAATTGTCCAAACAGAATTGACAGTCCAATATAAAATTGTTAATCTAAAACCATTACTTGATTCTCTTATGGTAGATACAGGTATTAATTTATCTGCCACTTGTTGAGAAATTTGTAATGTTTGGTCATCATTTACTTTTCCTATAGGACACCCAGATAGATCTAAATGTTTAGCTAATTCTATATACATATTTGGTCGTCTCGTTATTAATTCTTCGTGGAGTTCGTTATAATAATGCTTCTTTTTCCATCTACATAATTTATAATAAAGTCGCAATGGTTTCACTATAAATAGTTTCTTTTTCGCATCAATAATAGAAATCAATTCCTTATCTAAAAAATAAGATTTAGGACCTGCATAAGTCCAGATGTTCCACAATATATCTTCGGGTAATCTCATTTATATAAATTATATCATATATATTTATATAGATGTCCTTTGGATTAATTTGGCGTTTATATAAGCATAAAAATGAAAAAAAACGAGAAAACGTAGACGAAAGCTAAAACGCAAGAGGACTCGGCGTAGATAATTTTATTTTACTAGTATAAATGGATATATGTAGAATGTCAATTTATCTTGCTTATGCCATGGCGGTTTATTGTGTAGCTTCATTGTATTATATAATTAGAACTCGTTCCGTAGGTACACCCTTTAGAGATTCATTGACACCTAAACAAATTAAGATTAAAAAAGAATCAGCCAATGTTCGTCGTAACATATTTTATCAAGGTATCGTAGGGTCAGCAGTGCTCTTATTTTTCTTCCAACCTTTTAAAAAATGCATTTAAATTGAATAGAATTATTATTTAATTTAAATAAACCTTAAAATGCCCTGTCAACTTCCGAAGAATTTATATAATGTCGTGCCTAGAATTTGTGTATATCGCAATGTTTATGATAGACATAACAAATTTATAGGGACTTATACCGGCTATTCTTCTCGCCCAACGGCAACATCAGATGGACACATACAAATTAGTACACCAGAAGGTTCTCTATGGATTAGAGGCGAGGGTATATATTTAGAAGGTATGGGAATCAAATTAGTAACGGAAATAATAGTAAATTAAATTTTAAATTCTACAAAGTCAATCGAATAATTTTTATTTTTATGAATAATCAGATCGCTGCGATATCGAAATGGATTTATATTTTTCTTTAAATTAGGACTATTATATTTGTCCCATATATCATTAGAAAATTTTTTAAATTCTTTTTTGTTTTTTCTGGTGAGATTTTTTTTTATTTTCTTTCTTTTCCACAATGTTTTCTTTTTAACCAATCGTTTATAAAACCAATTCTTCAAATTTTCTTCAGGAGTGTCAAGATATATAGAATAATCGATGTAATCACTTAATAATAATCGCTTACATAAATTTTCTGATAAGTTATTACAAGTTGGTTTTAATAAATTAATACCTTCAATAATAAGTATATTTAAATTAGCAGGTAAATGGTTTTTTGCAGACTGGATGTCTGATAAATTCTGAGAATAATATGGAAAAGAAACCGCCTTATTTTTTTTAATATTTTTTAATGTTTTAAATAATAATCGCCAGTTATAACTCTCAGTAAAACCTTTTTTATCAAATATTTTTTTATGTTGTAAAATTTTATTTGAATATAAAAAATTATCTGTACTTATCATACCTACATTCAATTCTGGGTTAAAACATTTTAATGTATGGTATAATTCGTCGGCCAACTTGCTTTTTCCCGAGCTAACACTACCATTTATTCCAATTATATATGGTGAGCGTTTTTTAGTGAATAAAGATTCATTATTTATATTTTCAGTATAAAAAAGTTGTAGTAATTTAGCTAACTGAGTAATAAATAAGGAGTATTTTTTGCATTTTGTAATGTGTTCATTTGATTTATATAAAGTTTTTTTGAAATTAATCGAAAGAAAATTTTTTTTATTGACCTTTACAAAATTCATATTATAAT